AGTAACGTGAAAATAAATGGTATTTCACGTAAAGGCGCGACGAACTCTACGGTTGATTTGCTTCTTACAGGAACTGCCGGAACAACCATCATTAATGGCAGCGTGAAAGACAGTAATAATGTGATATGGCGTTTGCCTGCTTCAGTGGTGGTCGGCGTGGATGGTACAGTGATGGCGACCGCAACATGTTCCGTCAGTGGTGCAGTGGCGGCGCTGGCTGGAACTATCACTGAAATTAATACGCCAACCCGTGGCTGGGTTTCGGTAACTAATCCTGCTGCGGCTACTGTTGGCTCTCCGGCAGAAACTGATGCTGAGTTACGTATCCGCCAGTCGCAAAGTGTTGCGTTGCCATCAATAACCCCATTTGAAGCACTGGATGGTGCTGTTTCTAATGTTACCGGTGTAACCCGCCACAAACTCTATGAAAACGATACTGGTTCGGAGGACGGTAACGGGTTACCGCCACACTCTGTTGCTGTAATTGTGGATGGCGGTGATGTGACGGATATTGCTCAGGCTATCAGAGGGAATAAAGGCCAGGGGACAGCCACTCACGGTACAACATCCGTTACGGTTCCGGATAAATACGGCAATCCCCATGTAATCAAATTCTCGCGTTCCAGTGATGTGCCTGTTTATGCCCGGATTAAATTAAAAGTTTTTACGGGTTATACCTCACAGATAGGGCAGCAGATCCAGCAGGCTATTTCCGACTATATCAATAGTTTGACGATTGGTGATTCGGTCCTTTTAAGTCGCATTTACTCACCGGCGAATCTTGGCGTGGTGAGTGGCGGGAATGCACGCTATTACGATATTCAGGAACTGACGATTGGGAAATCCCCGGGGGCTTTGTCGTCATCAAACATTGATATCAGATACAACGAATCTGCGTCCTGTACCCCGGAAAATATCGTTATAACGGTGGAGTCATGAGCAAATACACCGAACTAATCACGAACTACCACGCCACCAAACCTAAATTTCTTGCGCATGTTGATCTGATGACCCGGCCGCTTATTGATGTTGCGGCTGCCACCAGAGGGCTGATTACTGCATTTGATATTGACTCTGCGGTTGGTGTGCAACTTGACATTCTGGGATTGTGGATCGGACGTAGCCGTGTTGTCAGCCAGCCTATCTCAGGTGTCTATTTCAGCTGGGATACCGACGGGCTTGGATATGATCAGGGGGTATGGCAGGGACCATACGATCCTGATTCCGGATACATGTACCTCAGCGATGAAACTTATCGTGTCATTCTTAAAGCGAAGATTGCGATTAATAACTGGGATGGACGGAATGATTCGCTTCCGGCAATTCTTGACTCTGCAACAGCAGGATCCGGGCTGCGAATGCAGATAGTCGATAACCAGGACATGACGATATCGGTCTGGGTCTTTCCTGATACTGATATTTCAGATGTATCGCGTGAGTTAATTGCGGCAATTAAACAGGGGTATCTCACAGTAAAAGCTGCCGGGGTATGGGCGGGTGGCATTGAAACACCTTCGGTGGAAACCCCATCGGAAGGCTCAAAATTTTTTGGTTTTGATATGGATAACGAATTCATCAGTGGTTTTGATGTAGGAGCATGGGGAGTATTACTCTGATGGCGAAAAATGACTTTAAAGCGTTTGCAACGGATCGAAATGCCAATGTTATATCGCAGGAGGAATGGGAAGCGTTGCCCGCGCTTTTATCCGGATTTACAGCAGGGAAAGCCTCCAGTGCGCAAGTCAATAAGGTTATTCGGCAGGCCAGCTTTATTGCTGCAGCTCTGGCCCAGTTTGTAAGTGATAAAACGCAACGGGATGTGCTTGATAATGGTGATCTGCCCGGTTTTGTTGAATTGCTGGGATCGGGGTTTGCTGTTGAATACCTGAGCCGCAATAATCCGTTTGGTGATATCAAATCGGACGGCACGGTACCAACGGCTCTCGAAAACCTTGGTTTGGGAGAAGGCTCTGCATTACCTGTTGGTGTCCCTGTTCCGTGGCCTTCAGCCACTCCGCCAACAGGCTGGCTGAAATGCAATGGTGCGGCTTTTTCTGCTGAAGAATACCCGGAACTGGCAAAGGCTTACCCGACAAATAAATTACCTGATTTACGTGGTGAGTTTATTCGTGGCTGGGATGACGGAAGAGGAATTGATACTAACCGTAGCTTGCTTGCATCACAGGGCGATGCCATTCGAAATATAATTGGTGCATTAGTAGATGTCAGGTTTAATACCTATCCTTCTGATTCTGGCGTTTTTACAACCAGCGTCATCGGAGATGCTTCATCTGATTCAATTAAAGGTGGTTATGCAAAGCGAGTAACATTTGATGCTTCCAGAGTTGTTCCAACTGCAAACGAAAACCGTCCTCGAAACATTGCCTTTAATTATATCGTGAGGGCTGCATAATGGATTACGCTGTATTAAATAACGAATTTATCGCCACCCAGGCAGGAAATATTACGGTTTATAACTATGATGGTGAAACACGGGAATATATTTTCACATCAACTGAATATCTTGCTGTGGGTGTCGGCATTCCGGCATGTTCCTGTTTAGATGCTCCTGGCTCATACAAAACTGGTTATGCAATCTGCCGATCTGCAGATTTTAACTCATGGGAATATGTGCCAGACCATCGCGGTGAAATCGTCTTTAGCACCGAAACAGGAGAATCAAAAGAAATCACAGCTCCGGGTGATTACCCTGATAATACAACCACTATCGCCCCGTTAACGCCATACGATAAATGGGATGGTGAGAAATGGGTGACAGATACTGAGGCACAGCATAATGCCGCAGTAGACGCGGCAGAAGCACTGCGCCAGTCACTTATTGATGCAGCAATGGCTTCCATTAGTCTGATTCAACTGAAACTACAGGCCGGACGGAAGCTGACGCAGGCAGAAACCACCCGACTTAACGCTGTGCTGGATTACATTGACGCGGTGACGGCAACAGATACCAGCACCGCGCCGGATGTCATCTGGCCTGAACTGCCGGAGGCGTAGGCCATTCAATATCTGGCGCACTGGAGGAATCAACCAGTTCCAGTGCGTCCAGATAATCCAGCCACAAATTATATTGCGCCAGTTCCTCACCTTTCAGACGACCAATAGCCGCTTTACCAGGCCATTGCCTGCTGTTCATGTGCTCGTTGGCTTCATTAATAAGTTTTCCTTTTTTCAACTCTGCCAATGCAATAAGGTTTTCTTTTGATAAAGGTGGTTGCTCTGTCAAAACCGGATATCCCTCCTGATTGCTGACTATTTTCATGCCATTATCCTGACCATCCAGTAGTGATAGCCATTCATCCGTGGTTATCTCAACAGCATCTGAAGGTGCTTTATTTAAATCGGTAAAAAAACCATTTTCTTTTTGTGAATAGAAGTATCTGTCCATTTATCAATCTCCAAAAGCAATCCAGTAAGCAAAAGGATTTATTCCTTGCTCAGTCACAGATGACATCAGGGAAAATTGCGATGGTGAAACAGGTAATGCTGCAAAACTAACCATTGTTGACGCACCTGACCGTGCATTATCGTACGATGCAACAACACAATAATTGGTATTGCTGAAAGATATCGGCAGGGTGATATTTACAGGTGAGCCTAATGGCCCTGATGCTGATATTCCCATTTGAATGATGGTTCCATCAGGCAATTTTCTCCAGCGATTAGAACTCGGATTTCTTTTCCAGGCTGACATATCCGGTATCTGATTTTCTCCTGTACCCACATCCCTTTTCGCCGCTTCTCCCAAACCAAGGTTTTCGAGAGCCGTTGGTACCGTGCCGTCCGATTTGATATCACCAAACGGATTATTGCGGCTCAGGTATTCAACAGCAAACCCCGATCCCAGCAATTCAACAAAACCGGGCAGATCACCATTATCAAGCACATCCCGTTGCGTTTTATCACTTACAAACTGGGCCAGAGCTGCAGCAATAAAGCTGGCCTGCCGAATAACCTTATTGACTTGCGCACTGGAGGCTTTCCCTGCTGTAAATCCGGATAAAAGCGCGGGCAACGCTTCCCATTCCTCCTGCGATATAACATTGGCATTTCGATCCGTTGCAAACGCTTTAAAGTCATTTTTCGCCATCAGAGTAATACTCCCCATGCTCCTACATCAAAACCACTGATGAATTCGTTATCCATATCAAAACCAAAAAATTTTGAGCCTTCCGATGGGGTTTCCACCGAAGGTGTTTCAATGCCACCCGCCCATACCCCGGCAGCTTTTACTGTGAGATACCCCTGTTTAATTGCCGCAATTAACTCACGCGATACATCTGAAATATCAGTATCAGGAAAGACCCAGACCGATATCGTCATGTCCTGGTTATCGACTATCTGCATTCGCAGCCCGGATCCTGCTGTTGCAGAGTCAAGAATTGCCGGAAGCGAATCATTCCGTCCATCCCAGTTATTAATCGCAATCTTCGCTTTAAGAATGACACGATAAGTTTCATCGCTGAGGTACATGTATCCGGAATCAGGATCGTATGGTCCCTGCCATACCCCCTGATCATATCCAAGCCCGTCGGTATCCCAGCTGAAATAGACACCTGAGATAGGCTGGCTGACAACACGGCTACGTCCGATCCACAATCCCAGAATGTCAAGTTGCACACCAACCGCAGAGTCAATATCAAATGCAGTAATCAGCCCTCTGGTGGCAGCCGCAACATCAATAAGCGGCCGGGTCATCAGATCAACATGCGCAAGAAATTTAGGTTTGGTGGCGTGGTAGTTCGTGATTAGTTCGGTGTATTTGCTCATGACTCCACCGTTATAACGATATTTTCCGGGGTACAGGACGCAGATTCGTTGTATCTGATATCAATGTTTGATGACGACAAAGCCCCCGGGGATTTCCCAATCGTCAGTTCCTGAATATCGTAATAGCGTGCATTCCCGCCACTCACCACGCCAAGATTCGCCGGTGAGTAAATGCGACTTAAAAGGACCGAATCACCAATCGTCAAACTATTGATATAGTCGGAAATAGCCTGCTGGATCTGCTGCCCTATCTGTGAGGTATAACCCGTAAAAACTTTTAATTTAATCCGGGCATAAACAGGCACATCACTGGAACGCGAGAATTTGATTACATGGGGATTGCCGTATTTATCCGGAACCGTAACGGATGTTGTACCGTGAGTGGCTGTCCCCTGGCCTTTATTCCCTCTGATAGCCTGAGCAATATCCGTCACATCACCGCCATCCACAATTACAGCAACAGAGTGTGGCGGTAACCCGTTACCGTCCTCCGAACCAGTATCGTTTTCATAGAGTTTGTGGCGGGTTACACCGGTAACATTAGAAACAGCACCATCCAGTGCTTCAAATGGGGTTATTGATGGCAACGCAACACTTTGCGACTGGCGGATACGTAACTCAGCATCAGTTTCTGCCGGAGAGCCAACAGTAGCCGCAGCAGGATTAGTTACCGAAACCCAGCCACGGGTTGGCGTATTAATTTCAGTGATAGTTCCAGCCAGCGCCGCCACTGCACCACTGACGGAACATGTTGCGGTCGCCATCACTGTACCATCCACGCCGACCA